CTGCTTCTCAAAACATGGCAGTACAACAACAGATTTTGGCTCTACAGCAATCACAACCAGATGCTTATCAAAAAATTAACGGAATGATAGCCTTAATGCCTGATGAATTGCGGAAAGGTTTCTTGCAAATGGTTACTTTAGGTACAGTTGTTGATCAACAGACTAATGTAATGATGGCACAAACTCCTGCTATTAGAGGAGTATTACAAGACTATGTTAATACATTTAATGATAGTACAGTATCACAAGCAGAAGCCGCTGATAGAGTAGGTGCATCATATGGTAGATTACGTGAAGGATTAGAACAGTCATTACCTCAAACAGCAGTAATTGGCCAAGCCGCAATAGCAGGTGTTGGCGACCTGGTTGGCGGCGTTAGTGATCAAACTAGTTCATTATTTAGAAGAGTTTCTGGCATGACAGACGAAACTGCTCAACGTGCTAGAGATTCTGTTAATGGACAAGCAAGAACACAAGATGATTTAACTAATAGCGTGGTTAATACCATTTACTCAATGCAGAATTTGAGAATGATGTTGCAAGATGAAGTATTACCTGCACTAGATTTTTATGCAGATGTTACTGAACAATTTACTTCATGGTTAGCAGGTACACTAGAATTTTTGAAAAATGAGTTTGGTTATGGAAGAAGTAGCACCGACAATAGATTTGATAGAGATAGTCAATTCACACCAACAGACACTGAAGCATTATTAGATCGATTAGAAGGTAGAGCCAATTTAGGCGGAATGGATTCTTTTGTTGGTATGCTAACTGGTACTGATGATTTATCATTGGTTCAAAATAAAGATCGAGTACTAGCAGATCAAATACGATTAGTTAGACAAAGAATAGAACAAGAAAAAGAAATGGAAAGTCTACTTGGTAAGCAGAGAATGCTTACTCAAGAGTTAAATAGAACAAATCCTAATGATCAAGTAGGGCAAGAGAATCTAAGAAAACAAATAGCAGACATCACTGAAAAAGTAACAAATTTAGCCACTTCATCTGCACAGTTAGCGGGTATTGTTGAACATATTGATAAAACAACTAGCCCAGCAACAGAAAAACAATATGCTAGTGGTGGTATTGCTACAGGACCAATATCAGGATATTCAGCAACATTACATGGTAAAGAAGCAGTGGTACCATTACCAGACGGTGACAGCATACCTGTTACAATGAAATCAACAACAGGTAGTGGCGATGGACAAGCACAGATGTTAGAAGTATTACAGAGACAACTAGATGAATTAAGAAACCAAACTGGTTTGACATATGATATGATCAAACACCTAGAAAAAGGTAATAGAACGTCTAGAGAAATTTTAACGTCATCATATTAGAGTGATAAATAATAGTAGCATATAATTGGAAGATTAAATGAGTTGGAAAAAATATTTTAAGGCCACTAGTACAGTTGGTCAGATGAGCCCACTGGGTAATGGCAACAATGCTAATAATTCAGTAGATGCTTCATATCGTAACTATCAAAGTACCTTACCAGAAGTTTATATTGGACATCCAAATCGTACAGAACGATACAACCAATATGAACAAATGGACATGGACTCAGAAGTCAATGCCGCTCTAGACATTCTTGCTGAATTCTGTACACAACAAAATGAAGAGAATGGTACAGGGTTTAACCTTTACTTTAAAGAAAGACCTACAGACAACGAAGTTAAGATTATCAAAGAACAACTTCAACAGTGGGTTAGTCTTAACCAATTTAACAAAAGATTATTTAAATTATTCCGTAACGTAATCAAATACGGAGATCAAGTGTTTGTTCGTGATCCAGAAACATTTAAGTTATACTGGACAGAAATGCAGAAAGTTACCAAAGTTATTGTTAACGAAGCAGAAGGTAAAGAACCAGAACAGTATGTGATTAAAGATCTTAATCCTAACTTCCAAAACTTAACCACTACATCAGTGTCAACCAGTGACACTTATACTAATGCTCCACAGATTGGTGGACCAAGTGGTAGTTACATACAACCAAAAACACCATACAGTGGTGGATCAAGATTCAGTAATGCACAAAACGAAGCAGTGCTTGATGCTGAACATGTTCTACATCTGAGTCTAACAGAAGGACTTGATGTTAATTGGCCTTTTGGTAACTCAGTATTAGAATCAGTTTTTAAAATCTTTAAACAGAAAGAACTGTTAGAAGATGCTATTATCATATACAGAATACAACGTGCTCCAGAGAGACGTATATTCAAGATTGATGTAGGTAACATGCCTAGTCACATGGCCATGGCCTTTGTGGATCGTGTTAAAAATGAAATTCACCAACGTAGAATTCCAACTCAAACTGGTGGTGGACAAAACATGATGGATGCTACCTACAACCCACTTTCAACTAACGAAGACTTTTTCTTTCCGCAGACAGCAGAAGGTAGAGGTTCATCAGTTGAAGTTATGCCAGGTGGTCAAAACCTAGGCGAAATTACAGACCTACGTTACTTTACTAACAAACTGTTCCGTGGTCTACGTATTCCAAGTTCATACTTACCAACACAGGCTGACGAAAGTGCGGCACAGTACAATGATGGTAGAGTAACAACTGCTCTTATTCAAGAGTGGCGCTTCAATCAATATTGTCAACGTTTACAAAATCTTGTGGTTGAAAAACTAGATCAAGAATTTAAAGTGTTTATGCGTTGGAGAGGTATGAACATAGACAACAGTCTATTTGAATTACGTTTAAATGATCCACAAAACTTTGCCAAGTATAGACAAGCAGAAGTTGATGCTACAAGAATACAGGCATTTACTAACCTAGAACCTATTCCTTATCTATCTAAACGTTTCTTACTTAAACGTTATCTAGATCTCAGTGAAGAAGAACTACAAGAAAATGATGAGTTATGGGCAGAGGAAAATGCAGAAGTATCAGATACTACTACTCCGCAGAGTGGATTACGATCAGTAGGTATTAGTCCTAGTGATATAGAAAGTGATTTAGATACTCTTGCTCCTGAGCCTGAAGAAGATCTAGGAACAGAAGAAACACCACCAGCAGACGAAATATAATTGGTAAATAATACTATGAACATAGTTGATATATTTGAAACCAATTCCCAAGACAGACGTACAGAGTCAGAAGACAATACGGCTCTTACTAAGTCTGATCTACGTAAGACTAAACTAACTCTAGCACAGATTAACAAACTAAGAGTTATGAATGATGTACGTAGACTAGAGCATGAGGAAAAGGTTGAATCAGTTAAAAAACAGTACTCTGCTCCACAATCTAGTCCAGATTCTATCTAAAATCACTCAAAAAACACCGTTTTATTGCTATTTTAATATAATAGCATTAAATACTACTACAACTAAATAAAAGACGCATTAAAAAAGAAGAATTCTAAATTTAGACATAACCCTTAAGGAGTTTTATACAATGGCTAATAAATTTGAACAGTTGATTGAGCATATCATCAACGACCAAAATGACGAGGCTCGTGAGTTATTTCATGAGATCGTGGTAGAAAAATCACGTGACATCTATGAATCATTAGTTGACGAATCAGATGTTACAGAAATTGAAACAACAGATGAAACTACTGACGAAGTAGGTGAAATTGTTGATCAAGTTGAAGCAGAAGAAGAAGGCATTTCTGAAGAAGAAGGTGAAGAAGACGACATGGAAATGGACGTTGAAGAACCAGAAGCAGAAGAAGAGCATGAAGGTGATGTTGAAGAGCGTGTAGAAGACTTAGAAGACGCTTTAGACGAACTTAAAGCAGAATTTGACGCATTAATGGCAGGCGAAGCAGAAGAACCAGAACACGCTGAAGAACCAGAAATGGAAATGCCAATGCCAGAAGAAATGCACGAAGAAACAGAAGAAGTTGCTGAAGAAGAAACTGTTGAAGAAGCAGAAGAAACTGTTGAAGAAACTGTTGAAGAAGCAGAAGAAACTGAAGCAAAAGAAGAGATTGTTAAAGAGTACAAAGAAAAAGCACCAGCACCTAAAACTTCAGAAGAAGGTGCACAAACTAAATCACCAGTAGCGGCTAACAGTGGCGCAAAAGGTGCTGAGGCTAAGCCACAGTCATCACATGGTGAAGAAAAAGGTGCTCCAACTCCTAAGTCAGAGAAAATGACTGACGCTGATACAAAAGCACAACCTCTTAAAAAAGTATAATTTAGGAAAACACAATGGCATCATATTTAAAAGAGAACTTGACTTTTGACGCGGCTAAGATGGAAATCTTAACCGAAGATAGTAAAGACGGCAAAAGCAAGAACTTATATATGAAAGGTATATGTATTCAAGGTGGTGTTAAAAATCACAATGAACGTGTATATCCTGTAAATGAAATTGCCGATGCTGTTTCCCAACTTAATGAACAAATCAACGGTGGCTACTCTGTCTTAGGCGAAGTAGACCACCCAGATGATTTGAAAATTAACCTAGACCGTGTTAGCCACATGATTACAGATATGTGGATGGATGGACCAAACGGCTATGGCAAATTAAAGATTTTACCAACTCCAATGGGTACGTTAGTTAAGACCATGTTGGAGAGTGGTGTGAAACTAGGTGTTAGTTCACGTGGCAGTGGTAATGTCAACGAAACTGACGGCAAAGTTAGTGACTTTGAAATAGTCACAGTAGATGTAGTGGCACAGCCTAGTGCCCCTAATGCGTATCCAACAGCGATTTACGAAGGACTGATGAATATGCGTGGAGGTGCTAAGATGTTCGAAATGGCTCGCGAAGCCGGTGTTGATCAAAAAGTGCAGAAGTATTTGGTAAACGAGGTAACTCGTTTAATCAAAGATCTTAAAATTAAATAGGAGATCACAATGTTAGATGCTATCAAACCATTGTTAGATAGTGGAATCATTAATGAAGAGGCTCAAACCGCAATCAATGAGGCTTGGGAATCTAAATTAAATGAAGCCAGAGAAGAGATTCGTGCAGAAATGCGTGATGAATTCGCTGGTCGCTACGATCATGACAAGAAAGTAATGGTTGATGCTCTAGACAAGATGGTTACTGAATCACTCACCGCTGAACTTAAAGAGTTCGCCGATGAGAAACAGGCTCTTGCAGAAGACCGTGTAAAATTCAAGCAACAAATGGTTGAAAAATCAGAAAAGTTTGATCAATTTATTGTTTCAAAACTTGCTGAAGAGATCAATGAGTTGCGTAAAGATCGCAAAGTTCAAGGTGAGGCTATGGCTAAACTAGAGAAATTTGTAATCCACGCTCTTGCAGAAGAAATTAAAGAGTTTGAACAAGATAAACGTGCAGTAGTTGAAACAAAAGTTAAACTTGTAGCAGAAGCAAAAACTAAACTTGCTGAACTAAAAGAAGCATTTGTTAAACGCAGTGCTAAACTTGTTAAAGACACAGTAACAGAAAATCTAGGGTCAGAATTGACTCAATTAAAAGAAGACATTCAAACTGCTCGTGAGAACATGTTTGGACGTAGAATCTTTGAAGCGTTTGCTAACGAATTTGCAGGTACTCATTTAAATGAGAATGCAGAATT